TTTGGAGGATGGGGAAGTTCTCTATATGGGGGGTCCAGCTAGACACACTTCAGGATTAAGAACTTTTATTGACGGGGATGTGGCGGGACAATTCTCCACGCCTGAAGGAATAACGGGGGTAGATTCTACCAATTCAGATAATGGTACTTTGTATTTGAGAATGGCTAAAATAATAGGATTGGCTAATTTCGTGGTTCAGTTATTTAAAGATGCTGATTTAACTGAATTAGTAGCAGAAGATCCTTTAGCGAGAACTGAGAACAATGTGGATTTTGCCAGTGTGAATAATTCAGGAATATCTGGTACAATTTTTTTCGATGCTTTTGAATTTGATACGGATCAAATTGCTATTCGTTTCCCATTTCCTTGGGAAATTAGTTATAATTTTGCTGTGTCAGAAAACGTAACTAATTTTGATGTCGGGGGTATTCTCATTAATAAAAAGGGGTGGCAATATGCTGATGTTCGGTATGCTGCTGATGTCCAATTAGTAGGTGGAAAGAACAGAGTTACACAAATAGCAAAATATGTATATGTGCATGACGTTCGGAAAATAATGGATTTTGATACGTTGCTTATTGATGACGATGTTATCTTTCCTTAATGAAAAGTAAAAGGGTCGGCTATGACAGAACCGGTATTCCCCGGCGATGATATTCAGTTTGCGGACACATATATAAATAAATTGTCTGGTTTGATAGACAATCCTCCCCAACAATTAACGGGGATCAATGCTGGTAATGCCGGTCCATCTACTATTTTTATCAAGAATATTACAGCAAATTTTGTAAATGCCAATGGCATTTTAGCTATGGGGAATTCCATTCTTGAACCAGATGATGATGAATTGATTTTTCGATTTTCACGTCCTACATTTGAAGGAATTGAACCGGTTAAGGGTTTAGATGAATATAAATTCTGTGTTCTTCATCAAGGATTGGATGTAAACGAAACAGGATTAGCTACAATATTCGGACGTGCAATTGTCTTGATTGATTTTATCGATCCTGATCATAAATATGCTACTCTTGTAGATGGCGAATCTCCTGATGATGCCACTGCTAATTTAGAAAGTTCTCCATCTGGTCCGGCGCTTATTATTTGGGCTTCTAATGATGAGAGCGATGGAACTGGTTTGGCGTGGGGGATGATTGAGTTTCCTGCTCATGAAGCTCCTACATTGTATAAGGCGACTGCTGATGCGGAATCTGATGGAACGATTTTGGGTAGGGTTGTTGACTCTACTGGTGAAGATGAATCCACCGATCCTGAATTTGAGTTTAAGGCGATTGTTTAATATGGCTATTGCGGAAGGTGATTTTTTTATCGCTGTACGTGGTTCTGATGGGGAGTATGTTGCTTTTCCTGTAACCCCGGCCACGTCAGCAGATGATTTTATTATCCCTTGTATAACTTCTGATGGTGAAATTGTTGCTATGAAAGTGGTCGCAGCTACTACGGATGGTGATTTGAGTATCGCAATGCTCACAAGTGACGGCGAACATGTTTTAATGAAGACCGAGGAACTTGTCGGGAATTTGGTAATGAGTGGAGACTTTACTAATCTTGGATCTAATGTTGTCCGCCTACTTGGTGACCTTTCAGCGGTTGACGCTTCCACTGGTTCTGTACGTGGTGTCCAGCTTATTGATGGGCTATTAGTGGAAGTTGGCGGTGCGGTAACTGGACGGGTGGGATTTTTTGATGTTGATCTTGATTCCTGGGAACCTCATGGGGATCGACCAGGCGCGGTTGGCACTAATATCATCGCTTCGATCAGAAACGCGGGCGGCGAATCATTTATTGGCACAAACAGAGCAGTTGCTGCATCGCATGACCCGATACAGCAGTGGGACGGAACCGATTGGCAGAATACCGGCGGTGTCTCATGGGATGGGTCGGCAACGTTGTCTTGCGATGTTATTCGACCATGGAATGACGGTAGTTCTGATACCGTTGTAATTGGTGGCGCGTTAAAATTTACACACGTAAGCGGCAACACTGAGGGTATTTTGATCCGAAAGGCCGGTGGAGGGAGTTGGTCCGTGCCAGGGCAAATAGTAGGTAACGTAGCGGCCCTATCTCAGTTTGGCACAGACCTTGCAATTGGTGGTCGATTCACAAGCGTTGACGGGGACACCTCACTAGCGAGGCTCGCCCTTTGGGATGGTTCGGCGTTTTCTGCAATTGGGGTGACTTCTGCTGGTTCCCCTAGTACGCGGGTTCGCGGTCTATGTGTTCATGAGGGAAAGTTGATTATCGTTGGCAACTTCACCAAAATTGATGGCGCAGACTTCCTGCATATCGCGAGTTGGGACGGATCAACCTTTGAGGCGATTGGCGGTGGCTTAACTGCTGGTACTGATATCTGGACGTGCTTATCTGCAAATGGAAAATTATATATTGGCGGTGACTTCTCCGAAATGGGCGGCGTGACGTTAAACAATGCAGCTGTGTGGAATGGTTCCGTATGGGGAAAAGAATGGGATGATGAACCAAATGGTTTAGTTAGAAATTGGAACGATATTACACCGCCGATAGTTGTTTAACAGAAAGGGAATTAAAATGGGTCGGCCACTCGTAGTAGGATTTTATACAAAAGACACACCGTATGAACATGAATTCCAAACACTGAAATTGTCGTTGGAAGAACATGGGTATGAGCATGACTATCTTCCAGTAGAGAATCTAGGGTCATGGCAGAAGAATACCCAGTATAAAGCAATCGTCATAAAATCCATGCTGGAAAAGCATGTGGGTAATCCTATTTTGTACATCGACGTAGACGCGATAATGCTACACCCTCCTGTCATTCTGGATGATGTTGATTGCGATATTGCGGCGGTGCATTACGCGCGGAACCAGGAGCTCTTATCCGGCACTGTATACTTTGCCAATACGCCAGTTTGTATGCAGGTAGTGGATAGATGGATTGCTTTGCATATTCAGTATCCAGACAAATTACCAGATAGGCGACCAGCTTGGGATCAGAGAACTTTGGCTCTCGCTATTACGGATATTAAGGCTTGTCATTTCGTAGAACTTCCACAAGAATATACTTTCATCACGGAACTTACGGCGAAACACGCTAAAGGTTTGAATCCAGTTATATTACACACAAGAGGTGCAAAGCGATTTAAGAACGTCATTGACGGGAAGGAAGGATATGCCACCTGAAATATGGGCTGTATGGCCAAGCGCCAATCCAAAACTAGCTGGAGAATGCATCAAACTCTGGAAAGGAGCAGGGTATAAAACTGCTGTATTATTCGATCATATTAATGAGATATCCCCAGAACCTGATAAAGTCATCATCGGGGAACGTTGGGAAGGCTATCCTAACGCCATGAACAGGCTGTGTCGTGAAGTTCCGGGGGAAGTGGTCGTTTGTATCGGTGATGACATTAGACCACCCTTAGAAGAGACTCCAGACGTTATTCTGGATAAATTCAAGGAACGATTCCCAGATACATTCGGTGTTATGCAGCCTACAGGTGACATATTCGCCAGTATTGACCTGTGTTGTCCCTGTCCGTGGGTGGGTAGAGCCTTCATCGATGAATCCTACAGTGGCAACGGACCGTACTGGGAAGGGTATTTTCATTACTTTTCCGATCAAGAAATTCAAGAGGCGGCTATTCTGATGGATGCTTTCCAGCAACGGAAGAACATCAGCCAGTACCACGATCATTGGCAACGAGGGAAAGATGGCAGACCATCCCACCTGGATACCGCTTTGGCTAATCACAAAGAGGATAAACGGATGTTCAATTTACGCCAGTCAAATAAATTTCCAGGACATGAGAGGAACCCACTATCATGAGTTTAGATACGGAAGAACATGTCAGACAGACATGGGGAAGTCACATGCCATTTCTACAAGCTGTGATGGAGATTCTGCGTCCAGAACTTGTTGTTGAATGTGGGTGTGGTGCATATTCAACCCCTATTATTGAACAATTTGCTGCGTGGATATTGACGATAGAACATGATGCCAATTGGGCGAATAAGGTAATCAAGACAATAGCAAATCATCCAGATCATCATTGGTTAGTTCATGCGTTGAATAATGCTCATAATGGCACACGGCGTCCAGATATGCGTCCACAGGATTTAAAAGATGTGGATGATTGGTACGCAAACTTAGATATGAACCCCTTTGATTTCCTTTTTGTAGACACTTACACATGTGCGCGTGTTCCTGCAATGATCTATCTATCAAAATATGCCCGTATGGTCATGCTTCATGATCTCGAAAAGAACAGTCCAGAATTTTATAATTTTGAACTAATCGACGATGCAATGGATGGTTGGCACCGATACCGATTTGCTCCTGTAGGAAAAGTGAATAAGATACACGCGGTTCCATGGACTGATTTATTCACGAAAGATGAAATTGAATTGGAAGAATTGCAACCGGTAGTGGATAAAGCGGCACAATCCTTATGGGGGTTTTCTACAACATTGACAAACATCACAGGTGAGGGGTGGGGGAACCATGATTGATTGTGTATTAGGTGCGGCTATTGGGTACACGGCTGAACAGATCCGTCCATTTCTAAAGAGTCTCAGAATGACTGGGTATCACGGAAGAATCGTTTTATTCGTCAATAAAGGGGCAGCGAAAGAGGCCGAGAAGTGGGGCGTGGAAGTGCTTGCTTGTCCGAAGGTGACAACACTGCCACATGCTGAACGATTCCTATGGATGTGGGATATGATTCGAGATATAGGATCTTCCGGCATTCTCTGTGTTGATACTAGAGATGTAGTCTTTCAAAAGAATCCAAATGAATTACCAGCAGAAGGATTCCATGCTTTTCTGGAAGATGACAGTATGACAATTGGGACATGCCCATATAATTCTTTATGGGTAAGACTTGGTTATGGGGAAGTGGGATTGGGTCGTTTGAAGAATTTCCCCATTTCCTGTGTGGGTTCTTTCTGTGGGGATCGAACGGCTGTGGCTTTGCATATGCATCGATTGACAAAAGAACTCCGACGATTACAACCTAGGACAAAGGAACCACAAGATCAATCTTGCCATAATTATATTTTAAGAGAAGCTGAATTTGAAGGAACCATCCATAACAATGAAAATAATGATATTTATACTGTAGGGTATATCCCACGAGAGACAGTTGTGATTGATGGAAGTTGGATTATTAATAAGGCCGGTGAAGTTCCAATTGTAATTCATCAGTGGGATCGTCACAATAATTTGAGTGCTTTAGTGGATGAACTTTACGGATAGGGGTTGCGGATATGACTATTGGCGCGCAATATGGTGAAGATGCAATCCTTGAAAAGTATTTCCAGGGACAGCATTATGGATTTGTAGTGGATATCGGCGCTGCTAATGGTCTCGATAATTCTAACACGCACGCATTATTACAGCAAGGGGGTTGGCAAGGTCTATTAGTGGAACCAGAACCCAGTCAATACAAAGCACTGGAAGAAAGATACGCTGATAATATGCACGTCCGTACTGTGAATTGTGCTTGTGGTTCTGAATGCGGCACACAGAAATTTCATATTGGTGGTGAAGGACATAAACAGGGATCAACGCTTTTGTCAGAATGGAAAGATCGACTCGAAAAGGATTTTGACGCCACCTATGAAGCGGAAATTGATGTGCATGTTTTGACGCTTGTCGAATTATTCGATGCTTACAAAGTGCCTGAAATTGATTTCCTTTCCATCGACTGTGAGGGTATGGATTATCAGGTACTCCAATCCATTGACTGGAATCGGTGGCAACCTACTTTGATTTGTATGGAGGGCGGGGGGTTCGCGTTACCTGAAAACTATCGCGAATTTTGTAGAACAGCAGGGAACACATTATATGTCAAACTCGATATTTAAGGAATTCGATCCGGTAGATAACCAAAAGTTCGCGGATCTTGCGGGTGTTCTTTTTGATAGCAGTGTGCTTGGGGACGGTCCTGTTATCTATGGAATCACCCATTTGACTCATCATCAATTCAGAATGACAAAGAAAATAGGTCTCTGTATCTTAATTACTACGTATTCTGATGCTTCCTTAACGCAAAAAATGGTGAGATCCATGCCATCAAATATCAAATTCTGGTTCTCTACGAATGTGATGGTGGATCATCCACGCGTAATTCCTATTCCGATTGGCTTTGCTTTCAAACGAGGGCATCAGGATCTTTGTATGAATCGGAGAAGAGAACCACGACCGGCACGCCGGAACCTAATGTATATGAATTTCTACCGAAACATTGTACGGCACCGAACAAATCCCAGAGAAGGCATGTATGAACAATTTGGGGGATTCGATTGGGTAACTGTTGAAGGTGGTATGCCTGATTGCTACGTGGCTATTGAGGATTTCTACACGGGCGTCCAAACGCACGATTACGTTCTGTCCCCACCTGGTGCTGGATTGGATTGTCATCGGCATTGGGAAGCCATGGCGCTGGGTTCTGTCCCGATTGTGTTACGATCCAGGGCCACGGATATTCTGGATGATATGCCGTGTCTCCGAGTAGACCATTGGGATGAAGTAACAGAGGACCGATTGATAGGGGAGCTCCCCGCATTACAGGAACGCTTCACACACGATTCCATGAAAAAAATGGATATGAACTACTGGAAGGCATGGATTAAACATGAAACTCGTATGTTGCGGGATACCCCGTAGTGGGTCTACATTAATCTGGCAGATCTTGAAAACGGTATTTCCGGAAATGGAAATCCCCCAAACTCATCCAGCGGCATGGGAACCTGATGGTTCTTTTGTAGTGTCGTCTATTCGTCACCCGTGCGATGTAGCTGCTTCCCGGTATCGTGTTCGCCTTTCTCGTGGAAGTGAAGCAGATGGTGGTACGAAAGGATTAGAAGCAGAAATGGTTGTCATGAAAGAACACTATGACGCGCTCCATTTTGTCCGTGGATATCGTGGAAAATTGTTACGGTATGAAGAATTTTATAATGACTATGATGTGATTTTTAAAATGATTCGGGAACGACTCTGGACAAATGTTTCACGTGAAACACAAGATGAGATTAGTGCAAAATATTCTGTTAAGGAAAATAAAGAACGGGCGGATAAACAAAAATCTTTTCGGACATTTGACGAAGAGAAAATTCACGGGGCGCATATCGGCGTTATTCATCCTGGTATGTGGCGCTTACTACCTGATTGGCAACGTGACCAGATAGAAGATTTTTGTAAACCTATTGCAGCGGAATGGGGGTATGAAGTATGAAAGTTGTCAGTGTCTCATTATATGGATCTGGTGCGATGTATCTCCAAGGGGCTGTTGATAATGCTAAACTTATGGAAAGCATTTATCCAGGCTGGCGGATGCTTGTCTTTTGTGAGGACAAAATACCAGATCTCATAATAAAACAACTGAAGGAATTAAAATGCGTGGTACAAACTATGGGACGTTCCAGGGGACATTCGGGGATGCTCTGGCGATTTGCCTCAGCTTGGAATGATAAGCACACCTATACCATCTTTCGAGACTCAGATTCTCGTCTAAACGTCCGTGAAGCGGCTGCGGTGGAAGCTTGGATAGAATCTGGTAAATCTGCTCATTGTATGCACGATCATCCGCACCATGCATCGTTGCCCCTTTTTGGGGGGATGTGGGGGATTCGGGGCGGTGTTCTAAAGGGGGATTGTCCCTTTCGATCTAAGTTCTATAGTAAGTTACCGCGCGTGGGAGATATGAGAATATTGCAGAAATACGTATTGCCTTATGTTTACAAAGATTTATTGCGGCACACATCAGTACCAGTGAAGTGGGGAGGAACCAACCGACCATTTCCAGATCATCCTGATTTTGATGGATTCGTAGGACAGCAATATACTGCTGAAGGGAATCCGATCTGGGTATAGTTTTTGGGGACGTTCGAGGGCCTTCCCAGGCCAGCCGACCTAAACCCTCGGACGCTCCTCATTTTTAACCTAGTACTGCATACTTAGGCAATATGTCACTCATCATTTTATTCCAACAATTACGCGCACCGCGTTCTGTTTTGTAATAAGGTGTGCGGAGAAGTAACCGCCCCTTTCCCATATCCTCCCTCCCAAAGTAATCGGCAACAATGACTACCCATTCATCATGAGTACACTCCAATACTCGCGGGGGTCTCATCGCCTGTCCGGGGAAAAGTAAAAATGGAGCAAGTGTTGGCATTGGTTTACGTTTGTTCATTTTGTTTTTATCCAATCATGAGCAGTTTGTGTTGGAATTATAATACTATAACGTTTTTTCATTTCTCTTATTGACCCCGCTACTGAAAAGTTTAATTTATTGTGAAAACTAATTAAAAAAGATCGAGTTTGATTTGTGTATCTACTATTAGGCATTGCTAAGTATTCCATTGGCAATGAAAAATGTTTACGGCATGAGCAGCAATAATAAATATTAAATTTTATTATCAATATCCATGCTATATTTCTGGAGCCTGGGGTTTTTAATTTTCTTTCTGATTTTCTATGTCTTTTTGCTTTATTATTACATAATGGGCATTTGTGATGTTTTTGATATAGATTTATTTCTCTTATTTTTGTTTTTATTTTATTCCCCCTTAATAAGTCTAATCACTTTCCCAATATGAAATTCGTCGTCGTGAGTGACCAAAATAAATTGGAATTTCATTTCCTTTGCCAACGTCTGCAATAGAACCCGCACATTATCCCGATACTCTACAGAGATAAATTTGAAAGGCTCATCCATAACAATCAATCGCCGCAACGATGGACGGGAAAGAGCCAAGCAGGACAGGCGCAAAGCAAAAGAAGCAATATCCACACACCCACCACCGGAAGCGGACATAGGATCTAGTTCATGTCCATCTTTCTCAAAATATAACCGCGCTTCTGTCCGTCCTCGCTTGCGTTCAAAATCAATATGGAATATATACGGCTCATCAAATACCGCCTGTAGGCACCTGGTAACAACCCCGGCAATTTGATTATTAGCATGTTGCTGTATCGTCTGTGCTACCTGTTGCGCCATTCCTTGCGCTTCCAGAACATCTTCCACCTTCTGCTCTGCAATCTCCAGGGCTTCTGATTCTTCCCGGTATCTCATACGCGCCACATCGAATTCAGATAGGCGTTTGTTCACAAGTTTACGAATGGATGTGATATCATGCTTCAAGTTGTTCACTCCAATCATCCCTGATTTTGTCAAAGGCTTCTTGATAATCTTCCTCTAATTCAGTTTCTAAAGCTTCCCATTCTTCCAGTAATTTCTCTGCATCTTCTACGGTATCGCACTCGAATTTATCTTTCAATTGATCCATGCAGGTAGTCAATGATCCTTTGGCTTCATCTGTCTGACTTCGGAGTTTTTCTACTTTGTCTTTTAGTTCTGATAATTCTTCTACTCTACTCATGGTTTCCTTTCCGTGGTTTTTTTAGAGTTAGTTTCTTTATTTTTTTCCGAAGTCTCTTGATCAACACACCCATACATATTGGACAAATATAAGAACCTTCAAAACAGTAAAGACCGAATCCAGTGCCACATTTACATTTTGGCGCACTCATTTTACAGTCTCCATTGCTTTCAATAGAATTTTCCGGACGTTTTGACCCGGCTTCTTTTTCCGTATTGCCCTGCGCATGGCTTCTTCAAAATCCAGTTCAGTCTCTTCCAGACCGGTTAATTCATCCAAGAATTCCTGCAAATCCATATCAGCCCCGTCCGCTACTTTTACAGGAGCAACATATTCAATTTTGTCCTCTGATATATCAAGAGGAACAACGGACACTTCTCCGGAAGCATGAAGCAGTCCGATTTGTGGCCGGTAGTCTATTTCATCGGAAGCACGGCGCATAAATCCACCGCAGTTAAAGATCGTGGTATCCCCTTTCTTGGTTAGGAATCCTTTGTGATTATCCCCGAATACCAGAACATCAAACCCCTTAAAATCCGCACGGGCTTTGGTGGCTTTTCTTTCTGTAGGTGCTTCTGGGTAGCCGTGGTCATCTATCCAGATGTATTGATGGACAATACCCACGTTGATAGCCCCTGGTATTGTTCCGATATCTTGGATAGGGAACCCCCACGGGAAAGCCTGGAAGCAAGCATCCCCACAATCTAAAGTTTGTCTGGGTTCTAATGGTGTAATTATTCCTGTTTCTACCAAAGTCCAATAAGCTGATTTTTTAATATCTGAATAGTTATGTAATGGTAAATCATGCTGTCCCGGAATTGCCCACATTTTTGGTAAATGATCAATGGCAAAGTTGATCAGTTCAGGTGGCGAATTCCATTTATCGAAGATGTCCCCAGCGCAAAAAATAGGGATTTTGAAATACTCAGAAACCTCCTTCAACTGATTCAATGAACGCGCCATAGCACCGAACCAGTCAGGTTCCCCCATGCGCGCGCGAGGTGGCTTCAGACTGAGGTGGATATCAGAACAGAGAACAGCTACTACTGGGGAATCAGGCCACCGCAGAGCGGACAACCATCTTTTATCAATTTCTTGAACTTCTGATCCAACACTTTCAGTCTTTCCTCTTTTTGACATACTTTTTCCTTTGCGGTAGTTGCCTGTAATACTATCGCCGATAATTGAGCTACCGATTGATTTTTTCTCAGAATTTTTTCATTCAATTCTAAAAGGTCTGTAATATCTGGCACCGGTTGTTCAGCGGCAATTTTTGCCGTTTTTGCAGATTCTAATAGGGATGCCAGATTTCTAGCCTTCTTTCGTACAGCAAGCCATGCTTCGCCCTTCTCAACTACTATCTGGAGTCGTTCTGTAATCCCTGCTGAATGATATACTACTTTTTGAGCTTCAGTTACCTTGGACAGAACGGAAGCTAGTAGAGCGCGTTTATGGGACAATTCTCTCAGTTTTTCTGCTTTACCTTCTACTATCCTCAGATCCTTATCCATTTGCCGGGAATATTTCAGCCTAGTACGCTCTTCCTTGGCTGATTGCAAGCGTTCTGAAGACACTTTGACTTCTGTCCGGGTAGTCAGCAGTAAGCTGGCTAAAGCACTCAGGGTGGTGTCTATCTTGGTTAGATTGACAATCCTATTCAGTTCCCGGGATACTTCCCCTGCGGTCTTAGTAAACCAGAAGGGGCTGTCATGCTGTCCCTGAAAATTGATCTCCCCGATATTCAAGACTTCATGTATCGCAGGAGGTACTTCCCCACTACCGAATGCTTTATATTCTTCTTTGTCCAGTTCGTAGGTATTGTCAGATCCTTTTTTCTTCCCTCTCCTACGCCGTACCACACGCCCTTCTGCTTTGATTACTACTGTAGTTTCTTCAGCATCCCAATTGATAAAATCGCTTCCGAGTGGTTTATTTCGAGAACCCCATTTAAGTCCCCGTGTAATGGATGATTTCCCGGAATCCGTAATACCGATAATCGTGGTGGTCTGTGGGTCTAATTCAATCGTCCGATTCTTATGGACTTGAAAGTTTTTGAGTGTCAGACTTTCCAGCATTGTTTTCCTTTCTAATTTCCGATACTGTTGATGTTCTTGTTCTTTGGAGTCTCGAATTCTTCCAGACCTTCGAGACTACAACAAACAGCATTGAACAATTCCAAATTAGACTGGGTATATTCTTGTAGGGATTCACCTGTTATCATCGCTGCTTTCCCAGGATGATCATGTATGGTAGAGGCGTCCCATGGACCAGAGTGAATAATTCCATCCTCATTCACCCAGCCACAAATGCTTTTCCATTTTCCATTGGTTAATGGGTAGACAGCAACGGGGAGGTTTTGTATCCGGAAGTGCCAGCCATCATACTTCCAGATTACTATTTCCCAATTGTTGTTTGGCATTAGTGCTACTGCTTCTTTGCCTTTGAGTACCGCCTCATCCTTTGAGGGTAAAGTCAGTATCAACAAATCCACGAACGACTCCTTTTGATTTTGCAGATTCAGCTTCATTTCTTTTCTTATCAAATTCGCCGCATGAATGACAACACCAACAAAGTGTTTCTTTCTGATACTGGATTGTTTGTTTCTTACAGTTTGGACAAACAAATGTTTTTTCGTAAAGCCCCCCGGCTTCCTTGTTCATGTTTTATCCTCCTATAGACATACTTTTATATCATCTGGCGTTACGTACTTCATAAATTGAGAAAAAGGCGTACCAAATATTCTTTCTTCTTTCTCGTTAAGAATCAGGCTGAGTCTCATGAATGGCCGTGAAAACAAAAGGGAACATTTCGCAGTGTGCATCAATGGACGAAACAATGCAGTAGGAAAAAAACACATAGTATCCCGTCGATCTCTTTTGGTTATTAGTAGCCAAGCAACAGAACCAGCTTTTTCAGCATCCCCCTTCGCTTGCATAACAAATTTTTCCCATTTCTGTTCAGCAGCAGTGGGTGATTTATCTACCACATCACCTACTGAAGCATTTCCATACCCCCGTTTAATCTCGATAGTGCAAAGGTCAATGAGCGGTTGCCCGATAGGATCAGTGGCTTGCACATCCCCATACTGTCCGAATGTCTGTTTACTTTGCCTGTCCCGAACGGTAGCGCGTCCTCCACTATTACTAGAGCGCCAGAATATATCATCACGTTCGTTCTCTGTCCACCACAAAGAAATTTGTTTGCAAATCTCTCTTTCAAATTGAGTTCCTTTATCCTTACATTTAGCCATTATTCATTATCCTTTAAAGTTTTTATGGCGTAGTGCCTCTATGATGATTTTAGTTGAGATGTCAGGGGTCTCTCGATCCGTGTTCAGATGCACTTCTGGATTAAGTGGCACTTCATAGGGCGATGATATGCCGGTAAAATCAACGATTTCACCCGCCCGCGCTTTTTTGTATAGCCCTTTCGGATCTCGTGCCTCACACACTGACAACGGTGCATCGACAAACACTTCCATAAACGTCGATTCTTGGGTATGGATAATCGTTCGGGCTAAATCCCGATCCACGCGAAACGGTGATATAAACGCGGTGATTATTATCATGCCAGCGCGATTAAACAACCGCGCGACTTCGGCAACGCGGCGAATGTTTTCTTGTCGGTCAATTGCAGTGAAGCCAAGATCACCGCTCAACCCGCGTCGAATGTCGTCGCCGTCCAGTACGTAGCAAAGCCTACCCGCTTCTATAAGTTTTTGTTCCAGTGCATAAGCCACGGTCGATTTTCCCGAACCACTCAGGCCGGTCAACCAAACAGTGATCGGTTGTTGTCTTATCATCTGACTTTTCTTCCGTATAATAGTCATTTATTATCCGCGTATTCTTGTTTTAATTCTGATTTCAATCGCTTCATGAAGGGATTCCAAATAGTGAGAACTCTTGTGTTCATATGCAATGTCTTAGGACTGATATGGAAACTCAGCCAGTCCCTATCCCCCGCACCGATAACGGACACCCGCACTCCATCTACTTTGTCGAATTCTATTCTTAGTTTTACAGAGTACTCTTTCATTTTCGTTCTAGTTCTTTTATGTAGCATTCATTGCAATAAATAGCATCGTCTTCTATCTTTTGTAGACACGCGATGCATTCTACCTGGACCAATCCTTCTGACATTGTTTCTTCATAATGTTTTTGCGCTTGTCTCTTTCCGTCTTCGATAGAATCGCATTGATTCGTGCCATCTGTTTTATCGTGCCTATAAAATCTATCTTCATGTATCCAACAGTTATAAATTCCTACTGGCGTATCTGCGTGCCAGTGTCCAGGAGACGTTTCATACCAACCCATGTCCTTAATAACAAACAGTATTCCACTCATTCTCCCCGCCTCCTTGTTTTTATTTTATAGTTAGGATCAAAGAAAGCATTCCATTCTTGCTGCGCCCCCTTTTTGAGATAGGCTGTTATGCCATATCGTGCACATGTAGCAAAGAAAGCTTCTGGATTATAATCGGGTTCTTTCAGTTTCACTTCTTTTGTTTTTGTATGAGGGAGTACTACCAATTCTATGTTTCGTTTTCTTATTCTTATGCCTTCTTTGCTTGTGATACTTCGATAAGTTTTATAATGTTCTGGTAAATAATCATTTAAATATTTTATAGCCGTAACTTCCCCCACTCCCGCTATTCCTTGTACATTATCAGAAACACATCCTGCAAGCATTTTCACATACTTCCATTGTTCTGCATCAATACCATAGTTATTTATAAAGGACTTTGAGGTATGGTACACTTCTCTTGCTGGATCAAACCAATGCACAGAAGGACGAATACATTGGCATAGATCCTTATCAGAGGTGACGATCACAGCCTGTCTTTTAGCATTATAAAATTGGAGACAGGCTTTCGCCATTAGGTCATCAGATTCTAATCCAGTTTGTCGATACACACTCACACCCATTTCAGGTAGGATGATTTCTCTTAATAGATTTACTTGGGTATGCATAAGATCGATTTGTTCTCGTTCATCCTCTGTTTTTTCTTTTCGCTTTGCCTTGTATTCCGGGTAGACTTTCTTTCGGTAACTCTTTTTGGAATCAAAGAACACGCATATTTTATTGCTGTCTATTTTGGGATGTTGGCAAATGGTTCTGATTTGCTCGAATATGGCAAACAGAATACCGGTGGGCATATCCGCGTTATCAAGATCCCCCAAAGCATACCGCGCACGGTGCGCAAGGAAGCTGATATCAATCAGAACCCACGTCATACTTTTTCTTCCTGTTCAATGAACAAGCGTCATCAATTGATTTCCAACATTTACCCACGATAGAACGTACTTCGTTTTCAAGTCCCTTTTCTTCGATGTGTTGTATTAACTTCGGTCTGGTTCCTGTAAACTTAATTTCCTCTGCCACGATTGACTGCTTCTCTTTCCCCCACCATTTTTCATCTATCAAATAATCAATACAAGATCCGATATCATCCATTCCGTAGTCGGGGTATATCTCAATTTCAATTTCTCTTTTCTTTCCGGTGATTCGGTTCTTTTCTATTTTTAATTTAGTGCGCACACCAATTTGCCGGTCTTTTCCTTTTACTGTTTTTTTCAATGTCTCGGCAATGGATGCCCATATCTCAACAGTAGCATAGAACCTCAGAGCATGTCCCCCTGACCTTGTTTTCGGTTGGAATCCCGGCTTCAGATTATCCCGTGTCTGCGATACGATGATAAGAATAGAACCGCTATCCCTGATTCCTTTTAATGTTTTCCGCAACATCTCTGAATTCTTCTTAGCTTTACCATCACCATAACTACCAGGCGCTTTCTTTTCTTCTTCATAGGCTTTTTTGTGTTGCTCGAATTTCTCCCCTTCTTGTTCACTGGAAAGTCCGTCCATCGAATCCAGCACATATATAAACGGCTTTCCTTTTTTAAGGGCATCATCTAAATTGTAGTAAAATTCTTCGATGGTAAATGAATGTTCTGGTTCCCCGTCTTTCATTGACGGCGGTTCTAGTCGCTTTGCTACGCCAGAACCAAACAGACCTTCCACGTCCATTTCCATTCCGTCTTCCACATTGTCATAGATTAACCGGTAATCCTTGAACTGTTTATTGATCGATGCTTCAGCAAAACAAGTCATGGATAGGAAAGTTTTACCGGCTGTGGAAGCGCCTACGAATAAATAATATTTACCCTTGAGGAATGCCCCAAATGCATTATCAGAACAAGCTAGATTCAGCAACGTTGACCCAGAAGAAAGCAGGTTCCGGCGGCTGGGTTTCCCAGTCACCGGTTCCCGTTCCTTCATTGCTACTTCTTCCACCTGTGCCGCTGATCTTTTTCTTGTCTTACTCATTAGTCCTCACTCGCTTCTTCGCAGGCTTGCCAGTGTGGGCAATCATCGCATTCTTTGAACTTGTCCACTGTCTCTCCAAACACACCACCATCATCCTTCATTGGGCATTCTGGAGTATCGTCGTCATCGTCATCGTCTTTATTATTGGACTTTTTAGATTTCTTTTTGTCCTCTTTCGGTTCGGGTTCTGGTGTATCTTCATCGTTACTATCCCCATCATCGTCATCGTCATCGGGGTCTTCATCACCTTCTTTTTCTTTAGCAGCTTTTTCTTTTGCCTCTTTCTTTGCCTTTGATTTAGCGGCTTTAGCTTTCTTCTCCGCTTTGGCTTCCGCTGCTTTTTCTTCAGCTTCTGAATCGGAATCGTCGTCTGGTTCGATGTCTTCGGGTTTTTTATCCTTATCCCCGTCATCGTCATCATTCGCGTCAATCTGAAGATAAGCATCCTTGAACTTATCAAATGGCATGACATTCAGAATAGTATCCAGACAGGCCACACTATCCAGAATTTCATCTTCATCCATTTCATCACGATCTTTGAAATCAAAACGAGTCGCTTCGATATAATCCCGTCCCATGAATGTTGCATCAGAAAACCGAACTTTAATGGTTTTTCCTTCATCAGTCACATCAAAGAAAGACAGAATATCTTCGTCTGATTCTTTGAGTTCTTCATCAAGTCCCTTGGCAAATTTGCCATATGACATTGTAAAGATAGCTATTTTGTCATCCTCTTCGGGATGTTTGATATTATACATCACATATTTTTGAGGCTTGAGGGCTTTGATTTGTTCCTCATTCTTATCATAATCGTCAGCTTTCAAAGCATCCATGTCATCACAAGTTGGGCACCGTTTATCAATACTTCGCGGACAAACAACGGATACCGCTTTAATACCGAAATTATGATGGACTGCAAATTGACGCTTAAACCACAACACTCCTTTTTCTACACGATCTGGGTGATCATCAACGGCGACTTCATATGGAAGTATGTCAATTAAATATGTCCCTGATTTATCAGGAGTCCACACTTCCACACCATCAGGTAGATTAAACCAAGTGCTGCCCCCACCCCCACCTTCCGCCGCATTCTTCCGCACGTCTTCAGGACTAACGCGTTTTCTTTTCTTCTTTGCCATCTTTTTTGTTCCTTTCAATTGTTTTGAGGATTGCTCGGGTAATAACACGAGCGCCAATATACAGACCAATTATAGCACAAATTCCATAAATAACAATTTCAAGAATGAATTCAATCATCTTCATCCTTTCGTTTTCTTCTACGCAATCCTTTGCGTTGTCGGTCAATTAGATTTTCATCATCCCCCTGTTTTCGTTCATGCCAACTTCTGTCTAATGTTCTCGCAACAGATGGACCGGCAAAGTATTTTTGACCGTGTAACCTTCCCAATTCTTCGATCATCCGTTTCTTCATGTCCATGGTTCTTACTGCATTTTTAAGAAGTCCTAGAATTCTTTGGGCTTCAATTTCTGCTTTGTATGCTTCTTGATGTGAGTCGTGTATTAATGCAGTGGCCTTTATTGCTGTATCTGTAACTTTTGTAAGTCCGAACTTTTCGGGATTAGCCCGTGCATCATTTTGCAAACAAGCTTCCACTACCTTTGTCTTGAATTTAGCCGCTTCGTAATATTCTTCTGCCAGTGTAGCGCGATCTGCCCATTTACAGAATAGTTCCGGTTGATTAAGACATTCCAGATCCAGGTTATTTGGATCAATCAGCTTGTCTCGTTCAAATTCGTTTTCATCCCGTCCGGGGTTTATTTCTCTCATATTGTATTAAAATTCCTTGACGCTATTTATTTTTTACTCTTAAACTTTTGAAAGTCATAACCAGAACCATTATCACGCGCAGGCACATTCAGCATCTCTGCAAGTCGTTTTGCATATTCTTCGTGAGCCTGTTTAGATGCAAAACAGACATATCCCTCAGAATGCAAGTAATCCGCTAGCGCTTTCCGCACTTCTGAAGTCAGTACTGTGTTAATACTCCCCGGCTCAGGAACATGCAGCGATTGCTCTGGGCATATGTATGTGAATTCCCCATCCTTAATAGATTCTGCCAATCTCTCTTCCGAAAAGTAACTCATACGGCTGTGGTACCAGAATACGCACCACTTTTCCACGCTTTCCTTTTGATGATTTAACCGGACTGTAACAACACCGCCATCCACTGAATAAATACCTGGTTTTATTTCTACCCGTGAGGGAGGAGGGGCCGGTGGATTGATCATTTCTGGAGTGGCACTGGGTAGTGTTCTGTCTGACTTTGCTTTGCAATCTAAGCAGTGTGCCATTTCCTTTATCATGTTGATTCTCTTTGAGCCGCACACACCACACTCCGCACATGGGACATATTCCCCATCGGACAGTACTTTGACCACATCAAATTCCTCATCACTGGTATGGTTCTTGCCTTCGTCAGATACATAGCAAAGGACTTTCCCTTTATCGTTTAGAATCACCCACGGGTATTCATGTCCGCATTCTTCGTTCACAGATTTATGTGCATAGCCTGTCCACCCACGCTGAAGAACGCAGCAACCATCTTGCATGATCACCATTTCTGTTTCTCCTACCTATACTATCGCCGATTCCAGTGCTTACGATGCCAAAAAAATTAAATTTATTTATCTTCTGGCGTATTCACCGCCTCATAACAGGCACTAGCAAGCCCCGCTGCTTTGGAATCATAGAAATTATTCTTGAAGCATTCGATTACCAGGTAGGCTTGGTAGGTGCGCGATTTCAATAAAACACTACGGGCATATCCCAAAACAGACCACCGGATTGATTCCGGTTCCCCCTTCAAATTCTTCAGGACTTCTGCTATTTTCTTAAAATTCGCACTATCAATCAGTAACCGACACAATTCAATCCCTTCTATTTCCTCCTCCATTTTCATTTTTAAAGCTTCTGATCGTTGATCTTCATCCAGACTAGCCATCTTATCAAGAAACACCAGCGCCATACGTGCTGATCCTTGCGCGCCTGAAATCAAATCATCCTTGATATCTTCAGAGAGGGTGATTTTTTCTCGTTTACACACTCTGGTAATCAGTTTGTCAAGTTCGTCATAAGTGAGCAGGCACACCGGCATATCGCAACAGCGCGTCTGTATCGTCTTGATAAGCTTCTGGGGGTCTGTGGTGCATAAAAAGAAGTAAACGTGCTCTGGGGTGTCCTCTAGTATCTTCAGCGCGGCGTTCTGTGCCTCTTTGGTGAGCATGTGACATTCATCCATCAGCCAGATACGGCATCCATTCACATTGTTAGGGGACAGATTCATTACATTGGCAATATCTCGGATGGTATCAATACCGCGTGAATCAGAACAATTGATCTCCTTGAAGTCCATATCATGGCAATTGAGTTCTTCTTTCAAGATTCTTGCAATCGTTGTTTTCCCACACCCACTTGGACCACTAAACATGATCGTATGGGGCAGGGTGTTCCGTTCTAGCATGTTCTGTAGGCTGGCTACCGTACTTTCATTTCCTATTATTCGTGCCAGTGCTTTTGGTCTGTGGCGTTTATAAAGTTCCATTCTCTTATTTCTCCTTTGGTTGGTTTTTTCTATAGTAATATCCAGCTATTGCTTTAAATATATGGTACCGTGATGGTTTGTCTTTCATGCATTCAAATAACTCTGTATTTGCAAGGGTTCTTAGTTCCGATGTGGCGTATAGAATTGCATCGTAACTTTCCATATCTACAATAAATATATCTAATGGTTTTCGTTCTGCTTTTTCTGGATCAGTGGCGTATCGCGCGTAAGTAAGTCCGCCCCAATCCCATGGGGCTTCATAGCCTTCGCCGTCATCCATTCGTATTAAATCCGTTTCTTGGAAGGCTTTAAGCAGTGGTTCTAGTATTGCGTATGGATCGTCCATCGGCACCCCTATGCATATATCAATGTCTGATGATAGTTTGTCATCAGAAAAATAAGCATCGGAACCCGTGAAAGTCCATTTGCCATTACATATTTCCATTATCTTCTTTGCATTTACTAAATCATCCAATTTATTTCTCCTCGGGTAAATCTGTAATGATTTCGGATAACACATCCAGGATAACTAACTGGGTTTCGGCCACGTACATAACGAATTTTTTGAGATCGCGGGATCTTTCTTTTTGCACGGTAGTGAGCATCCGTGTTAGTAGTTCTTCTTTCTTTTTCTTATCCAATTTCTATCTCCTCTTTCTGATACCAATTCCCATTCACTGGTGTAGCTTCCGCCTCAATTTCCAATTTCACAATAACCCAATCCCATGCTTTCCGTAATCATTACAGATTTACCCGAGGAGAAATAAATTGGATGATTTAGTAAATGCAAAGAAGATAA